ACCATAAAATACTGAACCTGTCTCTGTTCCTGTGCTGTAGTGACTTCTTTTACCATCTACTGTTTGATATATTGTGAGCGCAAGAATATGAGAAGGAAGATTGTCAAGTTTTTGTGTCCCAAAGCGATAAATCTGTCCCCCAATCTTAAAGTTATCTGTAGCAGTTTCTTTACTATAGACAATATCAGTTTCCTCTTCATCAAGTGCAAAGGTGAAGTCAAATGATAGCAGTTTTTTCTCTTGGTCTGTCAAGGCTTTTTCAGAGAACAGACCCTCAAAACTATACTCAAGGGTGTTTGATGTTCCGTCCCCATTTGTCTTTGGTGCATTTCTGCCAGTCTGACCACTTTTGGTGACCTTGTAGACATTGTTACCAAAGAAAAACAGGTCATCTTCAGGAAAGAATCTGTTTGGTTTCCATTCCTGAACCGCGTTCCTGCCACTTAAATCAACTACACTTACCGTGTCTGTATCCGTATCAAAAAGTTTTTGGTTCAACTCTAGTTTACGATATGCATAGAGTCTAGCAGCAGTGCTAAGAATAGCAGGGCTTGTGTTATCGATCTCCCGAAGAAACTTGGAGAATCTAAAAATTGAGTTGTATTCAATCAAGGCAGTGGAATCAAAATTACTTACCGTGGTGGTAATCTTTGCACCCAGAGTATCAGAATTCAGTGTCGTCAAGTTGGGATTGAATTTGCTAAAGATATCAAAGTAGATATAGATGAATTTCGGATCAACAAATTCATGTCTCAGCGTCAAGACGCCTTTATCTCTTAAAAGTTTTCTAAGGTCTGACTTTTGAGAATCAGTAAGAACGGCATTGTCTGCTTGCTTGGCACTAATATAAACAGCACCAAGGTCAACAGGATCATTATCCTCACCACCCCAGACGGAAACAGCAGTTGCATCAGAGGCATTGAGAATCTGAGCCTTATAGTCATCCACAGTAACAGCACGGTCCTGAGAGGTAAAACTTAGTGGAGCATTGAAACGAATCTCTTCAATGGATTCACGGTCACCACCACCAGAAGAAATAGTGGCACTAGAAACAACAATATCTGTAAGAACTAATCCACCAGAGGATGAAAGATTGCTGCTCAGAGTAAACTCAGATGCGCCATTGGCTTCAGCCCCATCAGTGGAAAGATACTCAATAGAAATTACACTTCCGGGTGATGGTTTTTTACCAACAACATCGTTACCAAATTCAATTTCATAAAACCCACTTGGATTCTCAAAGACAAAATATGTATCACTGGTTGAAGTCACATTAGACAACTCAGTAAACTTTGTATAGAGAGTGCTGCTTGAGGTATTACCATGAGGAAATGAAGTGACTCTGAGAGTAGAGACATCAACCTTGGAATCAGGAATCTCATATCTCACATTGGTATCAGAAGCATCGAATGTATACTGGACTGTCTTGAGAGTTCCTTGCTTGACCTGAATCTCCTTTCCAGATGCCCCGAAGGTTCCAGTGAAGGCATTCAGTGTAATGAATTCGTATGAATTGCCGCCAACAGAGGTAGAGAAAACAGTGTTCTTGGGAACTGTTGTAAGGCTACCAACATCTGCACCAGTCAATTTGATGGTAGAAGTTGCAGCAGTGAATGAACGAGGTAGATATCCAAGAGTCTTGGCGCGAGCAACAACATTCTTTCTTAGCTGGGCAGATCCAATGAAACCTTCATTGGCAGCAAGGTGAGCAAGAATCGCATTATAGTGTGTGTTGTATGCAAGGATATCCAGAAGATGATTCAGACCAGAACCCTCAAAGTCCCAATCCTTATATGGTCCTCCATCTCGCTTATAGTAGTCCTTGATGTTCTGTTTGATTGCATCAAAGTCTAGTTCCGTTACATTGAGTTTTTTTCCTGCCATGTTGGATTACCTTATTCTTGTGAGATAAAAGTTTACTTCCTGCTCTATGCTAGAGTCAGTGATATTAAAACCGATATTGACCTTGAACGCATTGCGATCAATGTCATCAAATACCTGAACCACGACATTATCGATTCTAGGTTCAAACCTACTTAATACTCTGTGAATCTCTGTTCTCATTGCATCAGCAGTAAAGAAATCAGCATTCTCAAAGAGAAGACCAGCTACATTGCCTCCGATTTCAGGATGAAAAGGTCTATCACCAAAGTTCGTCAAAACAAGGTTCTTCACTGCTGAACGAACTGCATTCAGGTCAGTGATAGGTCGAATATCTTTGGTGTTTGGATGAAGATTAAAGCCAAGAGACAAGTCTGCAAACAAAGTTGGGACGACATCAATTGGTCTGACTCCATCTATGTTTTTATCTGAAGATGCTGTTGACATATGAACTATTTATTCGGAAAGTTTCTACCTGTCCCAATGACATATATCGCATAAAGTTCCGCCCCACCCTCATCAGCATAGATGCCCTTGACAGTGTTACGAATGCTATCCAACAACTCTATGTGTCGGTCATATTCTTCCTTTGTAAATCGTGTCCTTGTTACAGGATTCATGAATTTACCGGGAAGCATTACGATATCCTTGGCAATTTCCTTATTGGGTCGAATGATATCATCAAATGGAATACTTTGACTCAGACTCAGAAAGGCACCGGGATTTCTTTCGATCTTATTCTGAATCAACTTGACAAAATAGTGAAGATACTTCCTTGCCTGTTGAGTATACCATACAGCAATATCCTTATCTGTAAGCTCGACAAAGAGGTTTGTGAGATTACTTCCAATAATATTGTAGACAGATTGTCTATAGATCAATTCACGATAATCCGATTTATTTTGACTGCCTTCCAGATCATTAAAGACATCCGTTATATCATATGCTGCGAATGCAGAAGAAACCTTTGTATCCCACTCTGTTTTTGCAGCAACTGCGGCTTCATAGGTGTATCCATACTCAGTTGCCAAGGGAGTTGCTTCAAGGCTCAGAGATTTGTCCAATGGGTCTGCTCCTGCTGCTGGTTTTGCTGATGGTAGTGCCATATATTATCCTCCTGCAAATACGTTAGGTGAACCACCAGCTACGATTGTGCAGCTAGTAATACCATCACCAACTCGACCACATCCTTTGCCATTTACAAAGACCTTTGATGAACCAGTGGTAATAGGAGCAGCATGAGGTGGACAAGGTGATCCCGGCAACAAATGAACACTGTTCATATCACCCTGACGAGAGATTGCTCTTCCATTGCAAAAAACATTTGATGAACCCTGTGCTCTTATTGGAGTAGAGCAATGAATGACATCTTGGTCTCCTATTCTTGTGACTGCTGGCATAATACTACTGGTTTCTCCTTACATAACTCTCAACAAAACTTTGAATTGCATCACTGTCATTCAAGATTTCTTGAGTGATTGTGAACTCTTGCTCAATACCAACAAGAGCTGGGCTTGTCCTATCATATGTCACCACTGCTGTAAATGTTTTCTGATACGATGGAGTTCTATCCTGCTCTAATTTATAGAGACTCTTTCCTTCTGGAAAATTTGACATACCCTGTTGCACAATAGGTTCCATGTATATCTGCTTGTCATTTGTTAGACCCCTTGAAGCTTCCTTGTATGCTTCCTTTAGTTCCTCATCTTCAAAGGTGCTTTTGCCCTTATCTACAAGGTAAAAAAGGTCTCTGTATGGATCAAGATACTCACCAGAGAACGTGATTGTCTTTGCAGATACATCAATGGTAATCACCACACTCGGGTCATTCTGAATGGTGCATTGGATATTCGTAATGGTATCACCCGCAGCTTCCGTAAAAGTCACTGTCCCCACGGCAGTGAGATCAGGCTTATGAATGGCACTCAGTTGTGTCTTGTCAATTGTAATTGCCATCAGTTCAAATCAATTCTTGCTGCTTGAATCTTGGTCTTTCCTGTATTGGTAAGGTTACTATCACCAACAACATCAGTCACTAGGTTTCCATTCACATGGGTATTCATGCCCCCCTTGACATTTACATTGTAGTCACCCTCAACCTCCAGAGTATGATTTCCCTTTACAAGCATGGTTGAATCTCCAGAGACGGTCACGTTACAAGTTCCGGCAATATACACATTTTTATCTTTGATTACAACCTCATAATCATCTCCAGTAATCACAGTGACTCTATCACCCTTTGCTTGCATCTCTGTATAGGTTCCACTGGAATGATATAGAGAAATTCTTTCATGACATGGAGTATCATCAATCTCCAGAGAGTGCCCATTCTTTGATACCTTTACCTCATTATTTGGATACACTGGTGCATTGGTGTCTGCAATCTGAGGCATATTCCATGCCCCACCACCTGCAATCGGAACATCTTCCTTGTGAGTTGCCTCCTTGGAGATATACGATGTGGAATTTTTATAGTCAATCCGTGCTTGTTTTCCAATATCAGGTAAAATATTTTTTGGAAGCGATTCATTGGGATCAAAGAATCCTTTATTCGGTTCCCAATGAGTGTTTGATACACCATTGACCTTACCAACAATCACATACTCATCAGCACTTACCTGTGTTGCCAGAACCCAATCGCTGACCTCAAGGAATACTCCATTGATAACTGGAGTCCACGGCAGAGAGTTCAATGGAAGGTCAGCAAGAACTTCGCTATGCTTGCCAACAAGTCGAACACGAACTCTTCCAAGTTCCTGTGGGTCATTCGTATCTTCAATTACTCCAATGCAATTCATATTACTCTGACAGAATCCGTGACAATCTTTGAGGTCGTGGTGTAGTTGCCAGTGCTAAGGTTTATTGTATGTATTGATGTTGTGACCAAATACTTTCGAGAGAAAACAAGGTCATTCACCTCTGCATCATCACCAATATAATTCTTGAGTGCTTTTAGGTCAGTTGCCTTTGGAACCTCAAGTGCCACAATTTTACCGGGATTCAAAAAGAGATCTCCTGATACGGTAATCTCATGCGAGAGGGTATCCATGTTTGCAGTATAAGAGTCCAGAACAGGAGCAGAAAGTTTCTCAGCATCACCTGAATTCTTTAGACCACCAAAAGCAAGGCTATTACGATATGAAAAATTTCTTACAATATCAGGCGATTGAGAAAAAGATTTCTTGTTACCCAATGGAGAAAACTCAGGATAATAATTACTCTTCCCTGTCAGATACCTATCATTCGGAACTCGAAAGCAGTTAAACACATTGTCTGTATAGACTCTATTTGATAGATCAAAAGACAAATTGTGCGAAGCATACGCCCCAGCATTTGCTGCGGATACTCTATTCAGACCCAGAAACGAATTCATGTTCTGAATCGTCAGCATATTCTCTGCATCTGTGCTACGATTTCCCGGCACACCATCAGTAAAGAAGGTCTTCTCATAGTAGGTGTTGTAGAAGTTTCTTTCATCACCAATCATTGAATCATATGACCTTAACTGAATAAGGTCATGCACATTCTGCCAGAGGAAGAATGGTGAAAGATTATTATCATAGAGTGTATTGGTAAATTCAAGGGCTTGATCAAGAGGTTTTGTCCACTCAATTACACCAGCATATGCGGTAACTGGATCGCCACGAACAACAATCTTTTGCTTTAGGTCATTTGTGATAATTTTCTCAATCTCCTTTGAGATTGCTCCATTGAAACCGCGAGAGATATTTTTGAGGGATGAAAGATAGGCAACCTCACTTACAGCATCAATGACATAAAGCTGGTAATCACCAGAATTCCCTCTGGAATATTTCGGATACCCAGTGACTCGATAGATGAGTTCTGATTCATATTCATCCTCACCAAAGGGTTTCTGCCTGACATTCAGGATAATTTTCTCATTGCCATTTATCTCAAAGAACTCAAAGAAATTAGACTCATCCTTGATACCAAGTTTGATTGTCACATATGGATTATACAGAGATTCAGTGAGAGTTACTGTCTTGACCATCGTGATGATATCCTTCACATCACCACGATAATTCACCATGAAAATATTCTGAATATCACAAGAACCTGATGCCGTAGATAAATTTTTTGCTACCTTGTTGCTCATTTATTCAGAAGAGATTTGTATTCACGCGCAAACTCACGAACACGATCAGGTCTAAGGACACGAACCTCTCTGGCTTTATCATTCTCTTCTACCAGATGGTCATAGTATGAGGTGAAGTCACTGTATCTGCCATTGACACTGAGTGCATCATAAGCACTGAGAACCTCCTTGGACAATTGACGAGAATACCAGACCTGAAAGTATCCTTGGTCCGCGCCCCATTCAGATGTGTTAATCTTGAAGGTTAAAGCCTCTCCAGTGCCATCAAGAAATGAGACTTCCACATTATCCTCGTTGTAAAATTTTGTTATGTTATAGGGACCAACAATCTCTGGTTTTCCCTTGAGATAATATCTATGACCAACAGTGGAAATAGGCAATGTTATTACTAAATATGTTCCATCACCAACAGTTGTCAATTGACCAGCCTGTGTCAATTCGTCTTCTTCAAAAGATATGGTTCCGGTATATCGGTAAGGTGCTCTCTCTGCATCTGTAAAGATTTGATAAGCATACACAGTGTTTTCTTCTTCACTGGTAGAGTATCCAAGGTCATCCAGTGCTGTCTGCCATGCATTCTGTTTTACTGCTGTGTAGTCGCTATCAAAGTCACTGCCAAGTTCATACTGTGAATCAAATTCACTGTCTGCATATCCAATCTTCTCTGGATTATCAAGATATCGAATATGAAATTCCTTATATCCACCAGAGAGTGTAAAAAATGTATTGAAATGACTATCAGTTTTTACAATTAAATCTGGACCTTCTGATGCACCACCCGGTTCTTCTGGTGTGTATTCATACATCTGTGTCTTGTCCACCCAGAGTTGATATCGAGACTGATCCCAATGAACAATCTTGACTGCTGCATAAGTCTCCTGAGATTCGTCAATATCAAAGAGAAGATACAACTGGTCCTTATAGTCAGGATTATTGATAGGCATACCATCAATCAAATTATACTGACCAGCATCATTTGGGTCTTCCACGGGAGGAAATACCAGAACTGCAAATCTTTCATGAGCATCCTTGATATAGGTATCAAGCTCTTGGTCTCCCTTTGCCCATGCATTGATGCCACCATCTTTTAGGAAGTCATTCAGAATAAAGAATGTCCAGTAAAACTCTGGTGTTCCATAGAGTTGATTTGAGAGTTGGTCAGGTCGAACCTCATTGGGAACACGAACTTTTTTGTATGCAAAGGAGTCGTCTGCAAACGAATCGATGATGTCTACGTATCTCCAGAAATCAGTGGAGATATCAACCACTCCATCACGATTGATATCAACAGGTAGCTTTGGGAATTGCTTAAAGAATGACATTTTATCTTGTTAGAAAATTATTAAAGCGGTCGCCAAATTCAATCAGGTTATCAAACAGAGCATTACCAGTCCCAGCAGAACCAGTATTGGCAATATTCTCTCTTCCGAGATCGTTTAGTGCCTTGACTTCTTCTGTCGCCTTGTTCACCTTCTTATTTACCTCTTTACCGATACGATCAAAATTTCCTCTGGCGCCCTTATTGCGGTCTGGTGAATCTTTACGAAGTTCTTCAATATCGTCGCGTGTCAGGACTCGTATCTCCTGAAAATTCAGAGAAAAATCTGCCTCTAGAGGTTCACCATTTGTTCTCCATGAGTTCGCGCTGGAGTTGTATGTGCTTGACATCCCTGTGAGATAGGTCTTATGAATCTTTGGAATATTTGGATTCTCTTTACCCTTGAATAGAAAACGAACCTCAGTTGTGGGAGGAAAATGAAGGCTATTGATAGAACCTTTCACTGGTTGCGCGTAGATTGCTGCCTGAAAGAGTGTATGGATCGCATCAATTACTTGATACTCTTGAGCAGAGGAAGCAATCAACTTAAAATTAAAGGAAAAGGTTCGCATAGAATTAGATTCAAACAAGGTATTCACCCTTGGATTCTGTACTCTCTTGGTTGCGAACTTTGCCACTCCTCCGACATCAACACCAGCAAAACTAGTTCCAGACGCAGCTTCCATTGCTTGCTCAATAATCAAATTCTTAACTCCACCAACAGAAGCCTTGTCTTTTATCTTAGTGGCAATCATTTCTCCTGCTTCTTTCAGGCTTCCAGCAGATGCAACATCAGCGATATCTCCTGCCAAAGCACCAAGGGCACCCAATTCCACTGTTCCGTAATTCCCTTGGTCATTAAATGCAATCCCTCCGGGGCACGGGAAGTAAATTGTGCTAGGTGGCTTGTCTCTTTCGAATTCAATTGTAAACGATATCATGGGACGAGATGCAGCAGTCTCACTCCTCATGGATAGTGGAAAAATAATTCTATTCCCAGCAGGATTATCGACAAAGAATCCATCACCAAGTTCTTCGATCTTCCTCGGGAAAATCGAATCCTTGAGTTCATTCAACTGAGAATTGAAATTATCCCCAACCTTTGTTGCCGTACTTCTGATGAGATTCGTGACCATATAAATTGTATTTATATGACCTATCGTGGAAAGTTCCAGCCTCGAAATCTCGCAAAGTATCGTGGTGATGCCTCTGCTATTACTTATCGTTCTCTCTGGGAACGTCAAGCCTTTCGCTGGCTGGATGATAACCCTGATGTCTTGGAATGGAACAGTGAGGAGGTAGTCATTCCTTATCGATGCAAGACAGACGGTAGACCACATCGATACTTCATGGATCTCTATATCAAGTTCAAGACTGGTCAGGTGTATCTCATTGAAATCAAACCAGAGAAACAGACTCAGCCACCTAAGCAACCCAAGAGACAGTCAAAAAAGTATCTCAAGGAGGTCATGACCTATGCCAAGAATACCTCTAAGTGGGAAGCAGCAACCAGTTACTGTGAGAATCGTGGCTGGATATTTGAAATCTGGACAGAGAAGACTCTCAAGAAACTTGGTATTTGTTTGCTGACATAAATAGAGTAGACATGGCATCTTACCTAGAGAAACTGGAAATCGAAGCATTTCGTAAGGGGATTACTCCAAGAACCAAGCAGTCCTTGGATTGGTTTCGCAAGCGCGTTCAGAACATCAAGAATGTCAACCGCAGAGAACTACTGAAGGATGATGCTCTGATTCAACGTCAGAAAACCGTGGTAGGAAAGATGTTTCTCTATAAGTATGATGCCAAGACCAAGGCAACCCTTCCATACTTTGACCAATACCCACTGATATTCATGGTAGATCGTGCTCCAAAGGGTTTCTATGGCATCAATCTACACTACTTGCCACCAAATGTTCGTGCTGTTTTCTTTGATAAGATTACTGATGTGGCAAATAATAATAAATTTGATGAGACAACAAAGCTAAGAATTTCATATGACATTCTCAAGGGTGTTACCAAGTATAAAGAATTTGCACCCTGCTTTAAACGCTATCTCACATCACAAATGAAGAGCAAACCCATCCTTGTTCCTGCAAGTGAATGGGAGGTTGTTCTCTTTTTACCATTCGACTCCTTCAGTGGAGCATCAAGAAACAAGGTCTGGTCAGACTCAAGAAAAATAATCAAAGGAAGATAATGGGACTCCTCGATAGAATCACAAATACGGTAAATCCATCAACGATTGATGACTTCAAGTCCACTGTTTCAAAACATGCTGGATTAGCCCAGAGTAATCGCTTTAATGTCATTATCACCCCACCCACACAAAGTCTTTTCAATTTGGATTTGCAAAATATTGCATCTCAAGCACTGAGTGGAAACTTCGGATTTAATGACCTGATTAATGACCCGCGTGATGTGGCATTGCTATGTGAATCCTGCTCCTTTCCCGGTAGACGATTGAATACCACTGAGTATGCATCCAATCAAGACTGGTATACTAGAAATACCCCTACAGGATACAATACAGAACCTATAACATTCTCCTTTATCCTGACCAATGATTACTACATGAAGAAATTCTTTGAGCGATGGATTGCATCTATCGTTGACCAGAATACGTATCTGGTTGCTCATGATGATACATATAAGACAGATGTGATTATTCAAGCACTGGATCGTAACAATCGCCCCATCTATGGTGTAAAATTGATTGAAGCGTTTCCAACTGAGATTACTGCTGTTCAGCTAGATAATAATGCGACTGACCAGATTACAAAACTGTCAGTCACTATATCATACACTGATTTCAAACCAGAAGGTGCCATTGCAAGCCTGCTTGGTGGAATCAAAAACCAAGTTACCGGATCACTAAGAAGATTGATATAAGTTATGCCACTACCTACACTTGAGACACCGAAATATACCCTCACACTACCATCCACAAAACAGAAGATTGAATATCGCCCCTTCTTGGTGAAGGAGGAGAAAGTTTTGATGATTGCCCAGCAATCTGATGATTCAAACACAATGTTTCGTGCAATGATCGATATCGTTGATGCTTGCACATTCAATAAACTTCTGGTCGATAAGTTATCCAATGTGGACCTTGAATACATCTTTCTGAAACTCCGAGCCAAGTCTGTTGGAGAAACAGTAGAATTGAACATGATTTGTGATGAATGCAAACATGAGAATCCAATCTCTATTAATATCGATGATATCAAGGTGAAATATTCTCGCAAGAAAGTAGAACCAACGATTCAACTCACAGATGACGTTGGTGTTGTCTGCACATATCCTACAGTGAAATCTGTGATGCGAGTCAAGAAGGATGACCCTACTGAGATTATTTCTTGTGCCATTGAGTCAATCTTTGACAACATCACCAACGACAAGA